GTAAATTCATCTACAGTATTATCTGCAAGATCAAAACTCGCAGCAACTTCACCAATGAATGAACCAAATACCTTATCTGTTGCTTCGGGTGCTTGACTGAATACGATTGTAGAATCTCCTTCAACACCATAACCAACCGTAGGAGTTGTTGTATCTTGTGGTTGTTGAATTACACCGTTGATTGATAAACTTAACTGTGCAGCACGACTGATATTTGCTTTCGTTCCATTACTGTGTGTTGCCTTAAACTTTGTATTGACTCCATCAAATGCAATTTTGAGTGTGTGAGATCCACCAGCAGCACCACTTGTCAGATTGATTGCAGTTCCAGATGCAGCGTTGGATGCACTTGATGCTAATTTGATTGTATTTTGATCTTCCTTAATTATAAAGTATGAACCATCGGCAAGGCCACCTATCGCAGTTCCACCACCATCATTATATGTAACCTTCTGTCCAGTTACAAATCGGTGATTATTAAAAGTTAAAGTGTCATTTGCGATTGATACCACATCAGAACTCGTAGCATCAAACGTCACCGTAAATGATGCGATATCATCTAAGGTCTTAAACGTATTTGCTGAGTCACCGACTACAGGTTGATTACCGAGGTATGCCATTTATCTTTTTAGTTATTTATGAATAAGGACTAGCACCTAATACACTGGTGTTCCATTGTGCTTTCAAACCAGCTTCATCCGTAGCTGCATCTATAGCACTATCAGCAGGGGCATCTCTTAATGCCTGTTTTTTCGCCACAATAGTTGAAGTATCTGATGAAGATTCTAATGCTCTTTGAAATTCAATATCAAGTTCTGCGAGTTTTTCTTGACGAGCTATTCTAATGTTTTCTCTATGGACTTCTCTAGCTTTTGTTATGTCCATTTCTATCTTACCATCAACTATTTTCCACGCTCTTGTAAAAAATGTATTTTTTGGAATTTCACTATCTTCTACAATAAAGTAATCTAATCCTGATGGTACATCTTTAATGCAGTTTTCTACTGATTCTATTGGATATAAAACCGCAACTATGCCGCTTGGTTCTGTCCAAATAATTCTTTTAGTTGATGATGTTCCGTATGCCATAATAATCTCCTAATTTGTTATAACGCAAATACCATTGTGTAATCCTTGATTTGAATGTCCATCACTACCATTCCCTGCAAATCTACCACGAGCAAAAATTGGTTCAACCAATGAAGTGGTGTGTTCATGTACATGAAATCCATTAGCACCTCTTACCACGCCTGTATTTGATCCTGATGCTGCGTTTTCAGCACTCATAGATCCACATACAACGTAATAGTCATCATCAAGAGTACTGGTAAAATTACATCTGAAATGACCCTCAGCCACTTTAGTAACGCTTGAAAATCCAGACGACGATTTTAAATCAAAGTAATTATTACTAGAATTACTTGAATCCCAATGGGCTTGAGCTAATATCATGTTTGTTCCATAAAAAGCCATTAGTTTATCTCCATTAATTCTTTATAACACATATACCCATATGTGCCCCATGATTTGCATTTCCATTACTACTGCTATATGAACCATAAGCAAAAATTGGTTCAACCAATGAAGTGGTGTGTTCATGTACATGAAATCCATTAGCACCTCTCAATACATTTGTATTTGATCCTGATGCTGCGTTTTCAGCACTCATGGATCCACACACAACATAATAATCATCATCAAGTGTGCTAGAAAAATTACATCTGTAATGACCATTATCTATTTTAGTAACACTTGAAAATCCTTCTGATTGTCTTAAAAGAAAGTAACTATAAGCTGGATTATTTGCTTCAAATTGACATTGAGCTAATACTGAGTTTGTTCCATAATATGCCATTATGATACCTCCGTTAGGTTAAACTTGTACTTTTTACCACTACGATTATTTATCAAGAATAGATCGTTTTCACCTTCTTGGATTGTGTAATCGCCCCAAGTATTATCTACACTATTTGTTGATCCTTTATTAGATAAGTTAAGGTCATTGGTATATACATTTCTCCAACGTGTTCCAGTAGAACCTAGATCATATGTATTATTAGCGGCTGGCAAAACGTGGCCATCTGATGAAATTCTCATCTTTTCAGCTGGACTACCACCCGCTGCTCTTGTATGAAATGACATATACGCAGCAGTGTTACCACCAGTTCCATTCTCCTTCATACCATAGATATTACACCAGTTTCTATGTGCGCCTGATCCATCATGACCACCAAATGCTAATGCTCCTCCAGTATTAGCTGCACCACTTGTTTCACTTCCTTCTAAGTACAATGTGTTATCAAAAACATCGGCAGGGCTCGTGCCAGTTACAACTAGTTTGTTTATGTCATTTGGTTGTGAAGTTCTGCCAATTAAAAATGTCCCTGTTGATGTGATGCGAGCTCTTTCTGTATCTGAACCTCCAGACGGTTTAGTATAGAACACCATATTATCGCCAGCCTTTTGTGAGTAAAGCGACGCTTGACCATTTGCTGCTAATTTAAATACTTCACTACTGCCTGTATCTTGTAATACTAATGCAGCACCTGATGCCCCTGCTATTAGCGCAGTTCCATCACCACCACTATTATATGTTTCTAAATTCCAAGTACCAGAGACACTTGAATCACCACCAATTTTTAAAGATGTTCCATCGTAAGTTAAACTTGATTCACCCTCTAATGTATTTGCAGTGCCAGAACCAGTGATTAATCTATTGTCTGCATTGTTGTTTATTGTTGTTGATGTAACATTAGATAATTGAGATCCATCACCTTTGAATGTAGTTGCAGTTACAACTCCTGTGAAGAATCCATCACCATCAGGACTCAAGGTGATTCCAGTTCCAACCTTTACGTTTCCACTAACAGTCGTAATGCCTGTTGCAAATATATCTCCATCCTTACTTAATGTGATTCCGCTACCAACTACAACACCAGCTCTTGCGGTGATCAGACCAACCGAGTCTATGTTCGTGACATCCTCATAAGTTAATGTGCCACCAACTGAAACGTTACCACCAAAAGATCCATCATTGATAACAGTTAAACCATCTAACGTAACTGTTTCTGTTGAACCAATACCAGCAGCATTAATCTTTGTGAATGCCATTTTATCTACTTTTTAGTTATTTATCTAACCAACCATTCTTCAACGTCACCAGATATATCTCTCATCTAAATTAGATGTCAATTATGATGGTTTTGTTGGCCAAACAATATTTTTTGGATCATTTTGTTTTGTGATGTCTCTTAACTCCTGACGATATTTTTCATATTTAATTTTTAATTTTTCAGGAACATCTCTAGACATACTCCAATCAGTTGATATAAGTAATTTATCCCTTTTATCTCTAACTAAAAACCAATCTGATGTCTCTCTTAAATTTTCAATCAGTTTATAGGGATCTGCACCCAACAATCTTTCTTCTTTTGTATCTTGTGATGCTTTTATTATATCATCCTCCGTAATACTATTAAAATTAGCATCAATCGCAATACAACCCTCAGTTATGTTGAGATTTTTTAATGAATTAAAAACTTGATGTATCGTATATGTCATTATAATGCTTTTCTATATTGCCAAATTTCAAGTACTCTTTCACCATTCCAGTTTGATATACCAGTTGCACCCAATGAACCTATAACATCAGTACCTCTTTTGTATTGAACTTGGAATGAAAGAGTAACTCCGCTTGAAAACGGTGTCTCACTTGCATCTATGTGATAGTCAGTAACCGTCAATGGCATGCTTTCTTTTGTTGCACGACCATCATCACGCTGCCAACCTTTTGTTTCATTACTATAAATGGTAGAACCACTACTCGGAGTTATTTTTAATCTTACATGTACGGCACAGTAGTTTGGAGTATCAGTATCTGTTAATGCGATACCTGTTGGAACGAATGCTCTAGCATAAAGTATATCACCCTGCTGATAAGTAATTGCACTGTTTTTTACTAATCCATCGTCATCTTGATAGGATGTTGATGTTGTTGATCTACCTACACTAGAACGATCTTTTACAAATGCAACTAACGCATAATTATTTTTGATTGTTCCTGATATACCACTTGAGTCGATGCGAGCTTTTTCACTACCAGCAGTTGCAAAAGTTATGACATCATCTGCGTCAGATCCAAAAATATAATTATTATTTGTGTCTCCA